GCTCGTCTATTGTCAAATGTTAACATTAAGAAAGCTATTCGGAAACTGATGGAAAAGCGTTCCGATCGGCTTGAAATCTCCCGCGATGAATGGCTCAGTGAACTTTGGCTTATCGGCCGTTCCGATCTAGGGAATCATATTGAGATTAACGATGATACCGGAGCGATTCGAGCTAAAGGCCTTGGCGAAATGCCGGAGAATACAAGCCGGGCCCTTGAATCAATTACCGAGATCCGAACGATCCACGAGGATTCTAAAGGTGAGCAAAGCATCATCAATGAACGAGTGACGTTCAAACTTCATTCCAAAATCGAAGCTCTTAAAACCATCGGCAAACATCTTGGCTTCCTTACCGATAAGGTTGAGCATTCCGGCAACTTAAATCTAAATACAAAGCTCTCGATAACGGACATGAAGAGAAGCATAGAAGGACTCACGGATGGAAGTTAATACCGAGACCGCCCAGGTTATCTCGACGCTCCTGCAGGAATACAGGCGGGACCCGGTCTTTTTCGTCGAGCACGCACTCGGACACAAGATCTGGTCAAAACAGCGCGAGATATTGAGAAGCGTCAAGGAAAACGAAAAGACGGCCGTCCGGGCGTGTCACGGGTCCTCGAAGACGTTCGCCGCGGCGGAGATCGCCATCTGGTTCCTGAATTGCCTTCCCAATTCGAAGGTGATTACGACGGCACCCACGTTCACGCAGATCAAGATGCTCCTCTGGTCGGAGATAAGCTCCGCCTACAGGACGAGCCGGATCCAGCTCGAGGGCGAATGCCTGACGACGGAGATCAAGACCGAGGAGTCTGAGCATTATGCCATAGGCTTCTCAACGGACAAGCCGGCCAGGGCCGAGGGCTGGCACGCGCCGGCCATCCTGTTCGTATTTGACGAGGCAAAGGGAATCCCTCAATGGCTTTGGGATTCGACGCGAGGCCTGATGACCGGCGGCTTCTGCCGGTGGCTCGTCCTATCGACGACCGATGGCGTCCAGGTCGGAGACCAGTATCACAGGATATTCAACAGCAAGAACGGCGAATGGAATAAGATTCATATTTCGGCTTTCGATTCCCCTTATGTTACCGGAGAACCCTTCCAAGAAATTGACGTCCCGGATCTTCAAAGGCCGGATAAGTTCAGGCGGAAATATGTCGATCCTAAAGATTTCATGATTCAAATCGCGACGCAGAAATATATCGAGGATTGTAAGAAGGAATGGGGCGAAGACTCGGTGCTCTATCAGACTAAAGTGAAGGGCGAGATAATGGATGCCGGCGCGGACTCGATAATCAAACTCTCGCAGGTCAATCAGATGTTCGCCAATTGGGATAACCCGACCTTCAATGCCGAGGGGGCCGAGGAGGGGGGGATTGACGTGGCCCGCGGCGGTACGGACGATACGGTTTTTAAGCACCGCAAGGGAATGAAGCTAATCAATTCGAAGGTTATAACGACGCCCGATCTGCCGGAGAAGGCGCGGCTCGTGTACATCGCGGACGAGGCCAAGAGATTCTTTGCCTTCAAAAAAGGCATACGGCTTAAGATTGACGATACCGGCCTCGGCGGCGGCGTTACGGACATCCTCCAGGCCGACGGCTATAGTATGGTCCCGGTATGCTTCGGCGGTGAGGCCGGGGATCCGGACAAGTATCCCAACGTTGCGTCGGAGATGTGGTTTGAGGTTGGGAAGATCATCCACGAGATCGCCTGTCCAAAGAACAATCGACTTATGACGGAACTCGTAAACAGGAAATCCAAGTCGCTTGACAAAAAGGGCCGACGGGTCGTGGAAAGCAAGGACGATTACAAGGCTCGCGGATTTCGGTCGCCGGATGATGCTGACGCTTTTCTTCTCGCGTTTTACAACCCGTATGGGTCAGTCAGGCCGCGCCTCGAGAGGGTATGATGGGACTTCTTCAACTCCTGGGAATCAAACCGGCCTTGAGGGAAGTGAAACAAAGCCAGGCGACGGCCGTGACTATGCTTCTTTACGCCGGCCAGCAGGTTGCCTGGATGACGAAGGATTACGCGACCTTTGCGCGAGAGGGCTATATGGCCTGCCAGGACGCCTACGCCTGCATTGAGCAGATCGCAAAGGCCATCGAATCCCTTCCGATTATCCTCTTTAGCGGGGAGGGCGGCAAAGAAAAAGACGTTGAAAATCATGCACTTTTAACGCTTATCGGCCGGCCGAACCCACGTGAGGGCAAGTCGAAATTTATCGGGAGCTTTACCCGTTTTCTTTTGATCGCCGGAAACTCCTACATTGAAGCCGCGGGACCGACGACGGGACCGCCCCGCGAACTTTACGTCCTGAAGCCGCAGAGGACGAGCGTTCTTATAGGGAACGCTGTCGACCCGATTAAGGGCTATCGATACCGGGCTGTCGGCGGCCACCAGGATTTCAAGCCGGAGGAGATCCTACACATGAGGACCTTCCATCCCATCGATGACTATTACGGCCTGGCGCCGATTGAGGTCGCGGCCCGCGGGATCGACATTTCGAACCTGGGCATGAAATGGAACGCGAAACTTCTGCTCAACGACATGAGGCCGTCGGGCGGCTTTATTTTTGATAAGCCGCTACCCCCCGATCAGCGTGCAATCTTCAAGCAGGACGTCAGGGATTTACAGCAGGGCGCCGAGAACGCAGGAAACTTCCTCATTCTCGACGGGGTAAAGGACTTCAAGCAGATGTCCATCAACGCGAAGGAGGGCGACTGGACGAACCTCGACAAGCTGACGACTAGGAAGATTTGCCGCGTCTTCGGCGTTGCGCCCGAGATCATCGGCGATAGCGAGAACAAGACTTATTCGAACTACCAGGAGGCCCGGCTTGCACTCTACATCGACACGGCGATCCCCCTGGCCATGTGGATTCTTGACGAGCTGAACACCTGGCTTACGCCGAAATTCATCCCGCCAGGATCGGACGAAAAACTTAGGCTTGCCATAGACATCGATAACGTCGATGCCTTGCAAGAGCAGCGGGACAAAGCCTGGACCAGGATGGGCGGGGCATGGTTCCTGAAATTCAACGAGAAGCGGCAGGCTTGCGGCTTCATGCCGGCGAAGGAGCCGATCGGCGAAATGTACCATATCCCGATAGGGTTCATTGAGACGGACGGGGGCGCAAACGGCGACGGGGGGGAGGGGAATGGAACGGCAGGCAATAAAAGCCGCAAGGCAAGCGGGCTTTGGGGCGATGTCAAGAAGCGAAAGAATCTATGGTTAGCTTTCGAGGGGCGCATCAGAGCGAGGGAGAAATCGTTCGACCAGTTAGCGAAAGAATACATTAGGCGTCAAGCGACGGATCTTAAAAAGAAGATCAACGACCAGACCGGTCTTAGTACGATTCGGCCGGAGGATCTCTTTAGTATCGAAGCCGAAGCCAAAGCCTACAAAAAGGCTTTTTGGCCGTGGTATGTCGACCACTTCATCCGGGCCGGAAACGCTGGGATGACGGCATCGAAGGGGGAGATTTTTGACGACGCCGAGTTCAAGACATTGGCTTGGAAAGGCGATCCAAAGAAGCCAACTTCCTGGACCTTTACGATGACGCCGGAGCAGGACGCAAAACTGGGAAACATGGTTTATAACTCGGGAACGAAGGTAAACGAGACGACGCTTGAAACCGTCGACCGAATGATTCGTATTGCCAACGAGAAGAATTGGACGGTCGCGGAATTCGCCCGGAACCTGTTTGACAAAGTTGATGACTTAACGCCGTGGAAGGCTCGGCTTTGGGCCCGGACGGAGAGCGTAAAGGTGGACAATTACGGGGAGCTGGAGGGCTATAAACAGACCGAATTCGTCGAGAAGAAAGGTTGGATGTGCAGTTTCGTCCCGGAGAGCCGGGAATCTCACATGGCGGCTGACGGTCAAGAAGTTGCCCTGGATGAGGATTTTAACGTTGGCGGCAAGGCGATGGCATTCCCGGGGGATCCGAAGGGAGGACCCGAGAACGACTGTAATTGCCTTTGCGGACAGTATCCCGTCGTCGGGGATTAGCGGAGGAATGACATGAAAAAATTAGAGACCAAAGAATTTAAATTCATGGTCGATGAGGTGGACGAGGAGAAGGGTACGTTTCACGGCTACGCGTCGGTCTTCGGGCTTGTTGATTCCTACGGCGACATGGTGCTGCCCGGCGCCTTCAAGAAGACGCTCAAGGAAAAGAAAGAGTTCCCGATGCTCTGGAGCCATAACGTCTGTGAGCCTATCGGGATCATAAGCGGCGAAGAGGATGAGAAGGGGCTGAAGGTTACGGGTCAGTTGAATCGCGACGTACAGCGCGGGCGCGAGATCCGAAGCCTCATGGCGCAGAAGGCGGTCAACGGTCTTTCAATCGGATTCGTCACAGTCAAGGAAGGCATCGACAAGGACAGCCAGGCCCGGACGCTGAAAGAGATTAACCTCTGGGAGATCTCCCCCTGCGTCTTCCAGGCCTGCCCGGACGCCGAGGTCATTGACGTCAAAAATGCCTGGATCGCCACATACCATGCCGAGATCGAAAAGCGACTCACGGCCGAGTACGGCCCGATCATCACGGCCGAGGAGTTGAAACCTTATCCGAATGAGCATTCGGCCCGCCTCCAGGATCCAGATGGTTCTGATCGTTTCCGCCGGAAGGCTGACGGCAAACTCTACAATTCGATCAAGGTCCCGGCGACGATCGATATCGTTTGGGGCCACTTAAAGGACGGCGAAGACGATGATTGGGCGGCCCAAGCCCTGCGCTTCCCGACGAAGGACTGGACAGAGGCCGAGGCGAAAGCCTGGCTCAAGGACAACAAAGTTAAATACATCGAATTCGAACCCGCGAAGGAGCCGGAGAAGTCCACTCCAGATGTCAAGCCGGAGGTCATCCACTTGATGGCGGAAACGATAGACGGGCTGAAAGAGTTCGTCAAAATTCTCAATTAACGGAGGACATCATGGAATTGGAACAGCAAATCAGGGAGTTCAACACCCTGGTCACCGAATTCCGCACGAAGTTTGAAAAGTTCGAAAAAGGACTCATGACTAAGGCGGAGTTTACCGAGTATGAAGTTAAGGTTACGCCCCGGATCGATGCACTCGAGACGCAGATCCGAAGGCCCGGACTCGTGTCCGG